TCGCGCCGACCATCCCCCTGGGCATGGGTGCAGGCTCCCTGGCTGCCCGTGGCGGCGGTCTGGTGCGTGCGATGGCAGCCTCGCCGACGATGTCTGCGGCCGCTGGTGGTGCCGGGGCCGGTGCCCTGCAGCCGGTGACTTCCGACGAGTCGAGGCTCGCCAACATGGCGATGGGCGCTGGCGGCGGGGCCGTCGCGGCCAAGGTAGCGCCCCAGGCTCTCAGGCTGGCGATGGCAGGCGGCCGGGGCGCTGGCACCCTGGCGCAGCGTGGCGTGGCCGCCCTGCCCGATCAGTGGACCGGGCGGGTCGGCGAGCGTGCGGTCGAGAGCCTGGGCGGCAAGCGTACCGCCAAGCTCCTGCAGCGCGAGCTTGGCGACACCGTGGCACCCGACGTTTACACGCCGCACCCGCACATCGGCGGGCCGGGGCCGACCGCCGCAGCAGCGACCCAGGACCCGGCGCTCGCCGGCCTGGAGCGCGGCAGCCGGACGACCGGCGGCGAGCATTGGATGGACTACGACCGGGCCGCCAAGACCGCCCGGTGGGAAGCCCTCGACCAGGGCTTGCAGACCGAGGCTGATCTGGCCGGCAGGCTGGGTCAGGCCAACGAGATCGGCAAGGAGGTCAACGACCTCTACCCGAAGATCGGCAAGACCCGGTTCTTCGCCGAGATGGACGACTTCTTCCAGAAGCTCCAGACGGCCAAGAACACGCCGCAGTACCAGGGCAACCCGGCGGTGAAGAGCGCGGTCGACTACATCGAGAACACGATGCGGCTGGCCGGCGACGTCACCCCCGAGCTTCTGCACACCATGCGCCGCACGGTCGCTGGCGGGCTCGCTGGCGTGCCTGGGGTGGGCTCCGCTGCCACCAGGGCGGCATCGAGCGAGCCCTTCGTCATCAGCCTGACCAAGGCGATGGACGACATCCTCGACAAGTCCAGCAAGGGCAAGTTCGGCCAGTGGAAGAGCGACTACAGCGAGATGATGACCAAGGCCGACTCGGCCAAGGCCGACGTCAACATCCGCTCGAAGTTCGTCGACCCGGCGACCGGCATGCCGCTGAAGCCGACCGTCGGCATGGAGGACATCCCCGACCTCCAGCCGCACGCCCTCACCCAGGCGGTGAAGTCTGCGGCTTCATCTACCCGTGGCGTCAACAAGGGCAAGAACCTCCTGGCGACGCCGTCGCAGGACATCCTCGAAGGCGTCGCCAAGGACCTCCGCGCCCAGGACGTGATCGCCCGGTCGAAGAAGGCGTCGACCGGCGGCAGCGGCTCGGACACGGCCAGCAACCTGACCCAGGCCGCCCTCATCGAGTCGCTGATGCCGAGCGGGCTCGGGGTCGGCCGGTATGTGGCGGCCGAGAGCGGCCGCAAGGCCGACAAGGCGATGCAGCGCCAGCTAGCGGAGCTTTTGCAGGACCCTGCCAAGCTCCGCGCCTTTGTCGCGGCCCAGGAGCGGCTGCGGCTGCTGCGCGGGGCCGGACAGCTTCCCCAGGCGGCGCTGGTCGGCCAGAGCATCGGCGGCGCGATGCCAGCACTGCTGGGCCAGTAGCACAATCAATCGTGCAATTACCAGTAACGAAAAGAGAACGAACGGTCGCAGTGCCCCAGCCCAGAACGCATCCAATGAGAGCCTCCTATGCCTCGTAATGTATCCGGCACCTACAGCCTGCCATTGCCGCCGGTCGTACCCAACACCGTCATCCAGGCGGCCTGGGCGAACACGACCACCGACGACATAGCCCAGGGCATCACCGACTCGCTCGACCGCAACGGCCGGGGCGGGATGATCGCCCCGTTCAGGCTGGTCGATGGCTCGGTCCTGCAGCCCGCGTTCGCCTTCTCCTCGGAGACTGGCACCGGCCTGTACCGGGTGTCCGCAGGCATCATGGGCGTGACCGTCATGGGCGTGCAGGTTGCCCAGTGGTCGGGCACGGCCTACAGCCTCTTCACCGACCTCGGGGTGGGCGGCAACCTCAACGTGGTCGGCGACGTCGGCATCACGGGCGACCTCGCCTTCACGGGCGGCCTGCTGGTCACGGGCAACGTCTCGGTCAACGGTGACCTGGGGATCACCGGGGTCCTGCAGGCAGGCGGCGGTGTCGTCTCGTTCGACGACATCAGCGTGACCGAAAACTTCAACGGGTCGGCCGGCTTCTTCGTCACCAACATCAGCGCCGGCACTGGGGCGTACAGCGTCTTCAGCGCCGTCAACGACACCAGTGATCAGGCGCAATTCGGGATGACAAGCTCAGTCTACAGCGGGCTGGCTTTCATCGGCACGCGAGCCGCCTTCCTCTCGGGCAGCAACGCGGGCGGCATCGCCATCATCGCGCCGCACGCCAGCGGGTCGATCCGCTTCGCGGCCGGGGGTGCCACCGAGCAGTTGCGGTTGACGGCCGCCGGCCAGATCGGCCAGGGCACCAACGCCCCCGAGTACACCTTCCACCAGAAGAGTACGGCCCCGGCCGTCGTCCTGACTTCGCTCTTCCCTGGCGTCGGCGGCACGCCGGCCAACGTCAACTTCCTCGGTGGTGCGATCAACAGCTTCGGCGGGTCGCCAGTGGCTGCTGCCGGCATGCAGATCGGCTTCACCCGGATCGCTGGCGATACGGACTACGGTTCGACGATCCTCTTCTACACGGCCGCCGACAACACGTCCCTGGAGCGGATGCGGATCAGGCTCGACGGCGGTGTCGCCATTGGTTCCCAGGGCTTCGCTGGCGTTGGGCTGTCGGTCAGGGTCGGCACCAACCAGATTTTCGGCGTCCTCACGCAGGCGTCGAACACCACGATCTCGGCCTTCACCGATGCCGGCGCGTCGACCACCTTGCGGATGATCGCCAACCCGGTCATCTTCGGTGGCGACGGGTCGAGCAACCACGCGATCCTGAACAGCAGCGGCAACTGGGGCATGGGCACGCTGACCCCCGATGTCAAGCTGCAAGTCAGCAGCCCCTCGTCTGGCGTTGCCGGCATCCACACCGACACGGCCGGGGCGCCCAACCAGGGCATCGTCACCATCGGCAACGCTCTCCAGTTGCGGGGCGGCGACGATTACGTCGGGCTCCAGATTTTCCGCAGCACGACGCCGCTCGCCCACTTCGACGCGACCGGCAAGCTCGGGGTCGGCATGGTGTCGCCGACGTATCCCCTCGACGTGACGAGCAGCGGATCGGCTGTGATCCGGCTCAACCATACGAGCGGAGCCCAGGCTTACATGCAGGCCAACGGGAACACCGATGTCCGCATGGGCTCCGTCACCAACCATGATCTGATGATCACGGCGAATGGAGCCCCGAGGCTGTATGTCCCGACCGGCAACGGCGGCATCTACATGCGGGTCGCTGCTGCCAGCACCAACTACCTGATCGGGACCGACGCCGGGACCGACTCAAGCGGCGGCGGCGCAGCCATCCCCATCGGCGCGATCATCTGCGGCATCGCGTCCGGCGTCACCTGGGGTGGCCTCGCCGCGCTCGACCAGATCACGCTCGACGCATCGAACACGGTCACGTTGCAAGGCTGGACGACAGCGCCGGTTCTGAGCGTCGGCGTCTACCGGCTCATCTCGCGGCTGGGCGTCACCTCCAACGTGCAGGTGATTCGGATCGGCTGACCCCTGGAGCTACACAATGGCAGACATCTTCACCAAGACCAACCGCGACCGCGAGGCGGCCGCCGAGGCTGCCCGTGCGGCAGCCGCGCCCAAGCTACCAGGGCCGGACCCGGCGACCGGCATCTCCTTCACCGGCCGGGGCGGCCCGGTGGTCGACCCGGAGAAGTCAGCGGCGCTGAAGGCCGCCAGGATTCGCCAGCTTCGGGACGGCGTTTAAACACAACTACCCGTAACGAAAAGGCCGCCCGAAGGCGGCCTTGGCTGGGTAGCCTGAAGGATCAGCGAGCGGCCTGACGGCGTTTTGCGATGCTGCCGACCACTGCCAGACCGGCCAGCATCAGCGCCCACTCGCTGGGCTCGGGCACCGCAGCGACCTGCAGGTTGCCGGCGTAGGACGCCGTCTGCCCCTCGACCAGACCGGACACCAGACCGCTGATCTCGATGGCGTAGGTGCCGGCATCGAGGGTCAGGAAGTCCAGGGCCGAGACGAAGGCCGGGTTGGCCGGCGCGTCGGCAATCAGCGAGCCCAGCGTCAGGGCCGAGCATGCCGCCCCGGTCCCGCCGCACGTCGAGCTAGCCACGTTGAACAGCTTGGCGTCGAACCCGCTGATGTTGCTGATCGGCAGGAACACCGCATCGAGCGTGGCCGCCCCGGCCGGTGCGAGGCTGAAGACCCAGAAGTTGTCGAACGCCCCGTTGGTGCCGGTGGTGCTGTTCGTGAACGTGCTGTTGTCGAACGTCAGCGAATCGTGCAGCCCCAGGTTGGTTGCCACGCCCCCCTGGTAGGTGCAGCCGTCGCAGACGAGGACCGCCTGGGCCGGGAGGGACAGGACCCCGAGCAGCGCGGCCAGGGTCCAAAGGAATTTCTTCATGGCGATTCTCCTTCGATGGTTGGGGGACGTTTCAACGCTGGGCTTTGCGACGACGGGCGATGCCGCCGACCGCTGCCAGACCGGCCAGCATCAGCGCATACGTCTCGGGCTCGGGCACCGGGGTCACGTCGAAGGGCGTGGACGTCGGGGTCAGTTGGCCGTTGAACCAGCCGCTGCCACCGTTGACCAAGCCCTGGGCGTGCGTGGCGAACAGGAAGCCGTTCTTGCCCTCGGGGCCGTTGACGCTCAGGCTGTTGAACATCGGCAGCGTCACCCCCAGGAAGTCCCAGGCCAGCGTGTCGGTGCCGTCGAAGCGCGGCGGGTTGGACGACAGGTCGATGAACCAGTCGAAGAACCCGTCGCCGTCGGCCTTGAAGGCGTTGGGCGAGTAGGCGAAGCTGTTGAGCGACGCCAGTCCCGTGCCGCTGAAGCTCGTCGGGATGAGCGCCCCCGGCCCGCTGAAGTTGCCGTACAGGCCGGTGATGAATTCGCCCGGTGCCATCGTGCCCTGAAGCTCGAAGTGGACGCCGCCAGCGAAGTTGGTGGCCTCCAAGATCGAGCAGCCGGTGACGGCGTTGGCGCAGTTGGTGCCCCCGCTGAATTCGTTCTCGAATCCGACGGTGACGGCCCCGGCGCTGGCGGCGGCTGCCGCGAGGGCGAGGGCGAAAAGTGCTTTCTTCATGGGTGTAGCTCCTGGGTGGGTGGGGGTGGCGGGGGGTAGCTTACTGGACCGGAGTCGCCGAAGCAATCGGCATGCCCTCGGGGGTGACGGCCTGGACTTCGGCGGGGGGCGGGACGGCCGTCGACAGCGGGGTCTGCCGGCGCTGGTTCTCCTGGGCGATCTCCTGGCCCAGCTTGTTCAGCATGTTGAAGCTCCGTTCTGCGGGGAGCTTGCCCAGCCCTTGAAGGATCAACTCCGTCTCCTCGATGGAGAAGACGAAGTGGTACGGGTCGCGGATTCCAGCAGGCACGGTCAGGCTCCGAAGACGTCGGGGCGGAAGAGCCCCGGCTTGACGTTGAAGAACGACGCCAGTTGCGCGGCGCGCACGGGGGGCAGCGGGTAGTTGCGGTCGCCCCGGCAGAGGCGCTCCCACTTGTACAGGGACTGCGGCCGCACGCCCAGGAAGCGGGCGAGGTCGGACTTGTTGGGCTTGCCGCTCTCGTTGTGCGGCTCGTCCAGGCGGTCCTTCATCAGCCAGACCAGCGGGTGCGAGGTCGAGGTCTTGCCACCGGGCATCTCCCTGGGGAGCTTGACGATGGCAAGGCGGCTGTTCTCGGGCCGGCTGGCCGGTGCTTTCGGTTTTCTCACTTGGACCCTTTCAGGCGGTTGAGGATAGCGGACTGCAGATCGGACTTGGCGACCAGGGCATCAGCGATGCTCTCGTCCACCGTGTCCTTCGCGGCGAGGTAGTGTATCACCACAGGCTTCGTCTGACCCTGGCGGTACACCCGAGCGTTGGTCTGGATGTGTTCCTCAAGGTTCCACGTCAGGCCAAACCAGCAGACGGCGTGGCCGCCAGCCTGGAGGTTCAGGCCGTGGGCCACCGACGTCGGGTGGACCAGCAGGACCGGGAGCTTGCCCTCGTTCCAGGCGGCGACCGTGTCGTTGGCGGCGGTCTTGCTGACGCCACCGCCGAGGTACGGCACCGGGGTGCCCTTGGGCAGGATCGAGGCGAGCTTGACGCGGATCGCGTCGACCTCGTGCAGGAAGGCGACCGCCACCAGCAGCGGCGTGCCGGCCTGCTCCTCGACGAGGTCGGCCAGGGCGTCGAGCTTGGCGTCGTGGACGTGGACCGAGCCCGACTCGTTGTACGCCCAGCCGTTGGTGATCTGGCGCAGCTTCATCGTCGCGGCGGCTGCCGTCACGGCGGTCAGCTTCTGGTCGCCGACGGCGGCCACCAGATCGTCGGCCATCGTCTTGTAGACCGAGCGCACAGCCTTGGGAAGCTCGACCGGGATCACGTTGTACGAGATGTCCGGCATCGTCAGGTAGTCCTCGGCCTGCAGGCGCAGCGAGACGTCGGCGATGGCCCCGGCGATCATCTGGGCAGCGCCCGGCCGGACATGCCACTCGTCGATGGTGCGGCCGCCGCCGATCCGCAGGGGCGTGGCGAACATGAACAGCTTGCGGAAGTGGGTGATGAAGCGGCCGAGGCGCTTGCCGTCGTCCACGATCTGCATCTGGGCGAAGAGGTCCTCGATGCCCTGGGGAGCCGGCGTGCCAGTCAGGATGGTGCGGCGGTCGAAGAGCGGGAGGATGGTCTTCAGCGCCTTGAAGCGCACCGACTGGGCGTTCTTGAACCGGGTCGACTCGTCGACCACCAGCAGGCCGGGCTTGGTGCCGAAGAGCCCCAGGCTGCCCTGCAGCAGGGCCACCAGCCACGCCACGTTCTCGGGGTTGATCAGGTACACGTCGGCCTTCGCCTCGACCGCTGCCAGCCGCTGGGCGGCCGTGCCGTGGATCGTCGACAGCTTGAGGTGCTTGAACTGGTCCCACTTCGCCACCTCGGCCGGCCACGTCAGGTGCATCGGCCGCAGGGGGACGATGACCAGGGTCGCCTTGATCGCGCCGTGGTGCTGCAGCACGCAGTGACCGGCCAGGGTGATGGCCGTCTTGCCCATGCCGGGGTCGAGGAGCAGGGCCGAGCCCGGCTGCTGGCAGACCAGGGAGATGGCGCGCTGCTGGAAGGGGAGGGGTTCGTACTGCATGGCTCGCTTTCAACTACTGAGCCTGCAGTCTACAGCAGCCTGGAGCTTTAAGTCAAGCTCGATTTTGAACTGGAGCGTGGTGCGGATCACGCTGACCGGGTGGCCGAGGTGGAGGTACTCCTCGTGGACGATCTTCTGCCTGGGCGTCAGCCTGCCGTCTAGCTGTTTAAACTCGACGAGCCAGCACCGCTCGTTGGGCAGGAAGAAGATGCGGTCGGGGTCGCCGACGATGCCGCCCTGGAGCTTCGCAGACCGGACCCGCCGCGAGGTGGCGTGCGCCCGGCAGGACCGCTCCAGGGACGCCTCGCTCATGCCTTGGCCGGGCGCAGGAGCTTGCCGTACATCGTGACCTCGTCCTTGTCGAGCCAGAACCGCCAGCCCAGGTCGTGGCCGCCGCGCTTCTTCAGTTGCTGCGGCTTGCCCAGGGTCGCCCGAAGCCCAGCGCCTACCCTCTTCGGGAGGTCGCGCTCGCGGAGGTTGAGGCGAAGCATCTGGATGATGTCGGCCGCCAGGATGCTGCACTCGAAGCAGTATTTGTCGGTGCGGTCGAGGCGCTTGCTGGCGAACGTGGCGACCGCATCGACGATGGCGTCCTCGGCCTGATGCTGGGCGTTGCCAGCAGCCTGGAGCTTCTCCTCTGCCTTGGTCAGGTGGTACTGCTCGCCCGCCGCCCAGTAGGTGTGCATCTGCGCCCAGAACTGCTGCATGTCGGTCGCGTGGTCGACGGCGCAATCGTCGACCCAGACCACCATGTAGCGGCGGCTGCCGGTGTCGTCCTTCAGAAACTGAGCGTCGTTGACGCTGCCGCAGAAGGACGTGCAGCGCGGCCGCCTTCCCCAGGCTTCAGCGTAGGGCAGCCGGTACTGGTCGGTGGTGTTCGACAGGAACGCTTTCAGGCTGCCGTTGGCGCTCTTGCTGAACGTGGTGTCAAGCTCGCCAAGCTCGACGATCCAGCCCTGCAGTGCCTCGTGGATGGAGTCGCGTGCGGCCGAGGCGCTGCCGTCGAGGGTCAGGTGCTTGCCGCGCTCGCTGTAGCCGGGGGCCAGCGACATCAGCCAGCGAGTCTTGCCGACGCCCTGGTCACCCGCCAGGACGAGGCAGAGCGCCTTCTCCTTCTCGACGTTGCTGACCCAGCCGCAGGCTGCCTCGACAGCTTGTAATGCCCAGCGACGAAAATAGACCCGGAACAGGTCGGGGGTTGGGGTGCTGACCGACCGGCAGAGGTCTTCCAGGCGGTCCCGGCCGTCCCAGGGTGCCGACTCGATCCAGTCCTTGGCCGGGTGCCAGCCGTTGCCCTCGGCGATCCGGGTCAGGCTGTCGTCGATCTCCTTCTTGGGCAGCCCAGGGCCGTTGATGGCGTCGCGCAGGCTGCCGTGGATCATCCGGTCGATCTGGTAGGGCAGCATGCCCTTGAAGCCGGTCGAGTCGATGCGGTCGGGCAGACCGTAGGTCGTGACCCCGGTCATCAGGTTGAGCCTGGGGGCTACGCCCAGGTGTTCCAGGCAGCCCTCGACGTTGGCGTTGCTGCACCGCTGAACGGCCGCCGGGTCGCCGTCTTTGGTCCGCTTGACCTCGTGCAACGCACTGAGGGGAATCGGGCCGAGGGCGTCGGCCAGGGTCCGGTAGGTGTACTTCTCACCCTCAGGCTTTGGGGGCTTGGTGACCTCCAGCACCGGAAAGGCCGGGTCGGTAGGACGCTCGCCCAGCGCCTTGAACATCTCGGTCACCTCGGGCCGCATGCCGCCGAGCTTCGGGCCGCCTTGCTCCTCGACCCAGGCGAAGAACCGCCGCCGGTAGGCACCGCCATCGTCGCCGTGCCCGTGGAAGCACATCGCGCCAGGGACGGCAGCCGGCCGGTACTTCGCCTCGGTGCGCTCGTCGGAATGCTCCTCGGGCCAGGGGCAGGCGATCTCCCACCAGCCTTCGCTCATCTCGTGGCGGACCATGCCGCGCTCGCCCAGCCACTTGAAGATCGGGTCTGCGAGGTCGACCGGGCCGGTGGTGCCGGTGTCCTTCGCCTCGATCTTGGCGAACTTGAGGTTGAACGCCTTGGCGATGCTGTTGAGGGTGAAGGTCCGCTTGCCGTCGATGGTGATCAGGTCGGCCTCGAAGCCCTCGTGGCCGGGCTTCTCGTTGACGCTGGCGGGTATGCGGAACAGGCGGCAGGCTCGGTTGACTCCCTTGTCCTGATACCCGGCATCGACCAGCGCCTGCATCAGGCCGTCGGCCTTCTCGATGTCCGTATCCCAGGTCTTCAGCAGGTAGCCCCACTGGTAGTTGCCGGGGCTCGTCTCCAGCCGCCACGTCGGCTCGACCGTGATGCGGTCGGGGTCGACCTTGGTGCCGACGTCGTCGAGGATGATGGCGCGCACCGCCACCATGTTCTCCCGCGTGCGCTGCCACTTGCTGCTGCTCGCGCCGGTCGAGAAGTACCAGCGGCCGGTCAGGTGCTGCTCGTGCCACTCCTGGGCTGGCAGACCCTTGGCGCTGGGCTTGGCGACTAGGAAGTGCGTGCCCTCGGGCAGCCCCTCCTTCATCAAGGCCAGGAACTGCTGCTGCTCGGAAAGTCCTGTGCTAGCATTCGGCTGCTTCATGCGGAGGCTCCCTTAGACTGTGGTGGTTGATGGGGGAAAGAGCCCCAGGGTTAACGCCCTGGGGCTTTTTCTTTGGGCTACTTCCCGTACCTATCAGCCGTCGTCACCGAGCAGTCGAGAGGGAAACCGGGCAACCATTTTGGCACCCTTTTCATCTCCTCCGACAGCAGCCCTGCTGCCACGTCAGCGACCGCTTCGTCGGCTTCGAGGATGATCTCGTCGTGGGTGTGACCGATCACGTCGATGCGGCCGCGCCATGCCAGCAGCTTGTCGTTTACACGGTCGACGCAGTCGCGCAGCAGGGCGGCGCACAGGGCTTGCGTGGTGTTCTCGGCGAACAGGCCGTGCCAGATGCGCTCGATGCGGAAGCCGGCCGGCAGCGTCTTGGTGAAGACGATCTCCGTCTCCCAGGTATTGATGGCCTCGCCGTCGTAACCTGCGTCTCCGTCGCCGACACTGACCAGGGCGAACCGGCCCGGCATCGTCGGGCTCGCCAGGGCGATGTGACCCTTGACGCCGTGGTAGTACAGGGTCGTGCCGCCGGGGAGGTCGCAGGCGATGCTGACGGTGCCCGGCAGGATCGGGATGATCTGGCGGTAGGTGATGCCGAGGAGGGTGGTGTCGACGCCCAGGCAGGCAGCGACGAACGCCTTGTACAGCCCGTAGCTGTACTCGGCCGCCCACCGGTTGGCGTTGCGCCATGCAGTGACGATGCTCTCGGCCTCGCTGTCACGCAGGCCGATGCCGTAGTTGCGGGCCATTGACTTCAGGGCTCCATTGGCACCGCCGAACTGCAGCGACAACTCGGACACCTTGCCGATCTGGCGCTGGTGGTCGGTCGCGTCCTCGGCCTTCACGCCGAAGATGTTCTCGGCGTTTACACGGTAGACGTCGACCCCCTTGCGGTACAGGTCGAGCTTCCACCGGCAGCGGGCCAGCCAGGGCATGCCGCGTGCCTCGACCGCCGACCAGTCGCCCCAGACCAGCACCTTGCCCTTGGGCGCCTTGATGGTGGGGCGCAGCAGGCTCGCCAGGACGTGCATGACCTTGCCCTGCACCTGATGCCTCAGGACCGCCTGGATCGCCGCCTGGAGGTCGGGCGGCCCCTTCCTGAGGAGGTTGTGGACCTGCACGCCCCGGCTGCTGTACCGCTTCGTCTGGGCAGCGCCCCAGCACAGGTACGAGCCCTCGGCGCGGCCGTTGTCGACCGCCCTGGCGGCCATCTTGCTGTACTTCGAGACGCTGGCCTTGCCGGCGTCGTCGACCACCTCGATCAACTCGATGACCTCCGGGTCGGCTTCCTTGGCGTCCTCACTGTTGAGGTAGTCGGCGCGGGCGTTCTTGTCGGTCGACACCTTGCCGGCCTTGACGAAGTACCGGTTGAAGATCACCGGCCCGAGCTTGCCCATCAGCCAGGACTTGATGCGGGCGTGCTGGTTCACCGTCGTGATGACGCCGCCGGTCATCCAGCCCAGGAGGGCGGACAACTCGCGCTTCTCCTCGTCACCGTAGCCCTGGGCTGCGATGGCAAGCTCGGTGTCGATGGGCAGCCCCCGGTCGTTGATGATCTCGGTCAGGTTGTACTCGGCCTGCTCGACCTCCGACAGGGGCACGAGCTTGCGGTCGACGCGAAGCTCGCTGACGACGTCGCCGATGCAGTAGGCGATCAGGTCGACGTACTCGGCCGGGTCGTCGGCCCAGCCGCCCTGGGGCAGGGGCTTGCACCACTTCAGCATGATGGCGTTGCCGCGCCTCTTCACTGCGAGGTCGGGGGCCATGCCCAGGAAGTCGAGCGCCGTCTCCAGCTTGCCCGGCAGGCCCCGCGCACGGGCCAGGGCTGCCGTGCAGGCAAACCGCTCCAGGGGGATGTCGTAGCCCAGGACGTGCTTGAGGATCAGCCGCTCGAATTGCGCGTTCCATGCGTGGATCACGATGTGTTCGTAGGCCAGGATTTTCTTGAGGTCCTTGGGCATCCTCTTGCCTGCAGCGGCCGCCCAGTACTTGGGCTCCACGCCGGGTCCGTTGTACGAGTAGGCGGCGCACAGCACCCTGGTGCTGGGGTGGCGGGCGTAGACATACGCGCCAGCCTCTTGCAGATCGCACTCGGAGCGAGTCTCGAAGTCGAGGTGGATGTGGATGGTCACGGGTGCCAATTCCAAAATTGAAAAAATCGACTTACGGTCAGGGGTGTAGCCTGGGGCTGTAATTCCCAGTGACGAAAAGGGCCAGGGGGTGAGCCCTGGCCCTGGGTGCCTACGACGCCCGGCGTGCCTTGGCGGCCTGCTTGGCGGGGCTCGCCTTCTTGGCGGCGACCTTCTTGGCGGCGGCCTTGACCGGCTCGGGGGCCGGCTTCTCGGCGGCCGCCGCCGGCAGGTCCTTGTGCCACTTCACGATGGTGAAGACCGGGGTGTAGATGCGGCCGTAGGTCTTGTTCTTGTGCTTGTAGCTGTCGCACGAGAGCGAGACTTCGGCGATCATCTTCTCCGGGTCCTTGTGGTACTGGGCGAGGTACTCCTCGGCCAGGGCGGCGAAGGCGTTCAGGCCGCCCACCGACGTGGTCGAGTAGACGAGCTTCTCGCCAGCCAGCAGGACCGACATGCCACGCACCTCGCCCCAGGGGCGGCCGTTCTCGGGCACCTTGGCCGGGCGATCCGGCAGCGGCTGGTCCATGCCGGCGATGACGTCGCCCAGCAACTCGGAATTGACGCCAGCGAGGTCGGTGTCGGCCCAGCACTGCCAACCGTGGACGAACCCGTTGGGGTTGACGAAGACGTGGTCGTCCTCGGTCACCTCCGTCTCGTCGGAACCGTAGCTCCAGGCACCGTCCTTGCCCATCTTCAGGAAGCCGACCCGCGTGGTGGCGGCCCGCTTCATGTTGGTGATGACGGTCGCGGCGAACTTGCTCGCGTCGAACTTGACTACTTCACCCATCTCTATCTCCTGTGTTTCAAAAGTGCAAGGTTTGCCATCAGCGGTGCCATCGGCTCTGCTTCAGACTTCAAGGCCACGAGAGGAGCTTCAGGCTTCCCTTTGCTCTTCACGAGGTTCGAGCCGGAGGATACAGCAACGATGCATGCTGTCAACTCCTCGGGCATGTTCTTGTGCGCCTTCTCGGCCATCGCAGGCGACATGAGCTTGTCCTGCCAGATTTTGATGCGGCGGCGGCGGGCGATCTCCAGCACCTTCTCCTCGTCGACCCACTGGCGGGTGGCGCGCTTGGGCTTCAACTCGTAGCCGGGGATCGGGTGACCGCTCGACGCGAGGTCGTGCGCCACCTCGCGCAGCGAGTCGAGCCACTGCTGCAGCAGGTCGGCCTTGTCGAGCCAGTTGGCGAGGTTCTGCGGCCGAAGCTCGCGGACGACGACCGGCAGCGCCTCGGTGACGTGGCCCATGAGCTTGGGGCAGACCGGCTTGGCCTTGCAGAACCGGCAATGCTCGCCAGGGACGAGGTCGAAGGAGCCTGCCAGGGCAGCGCGGATGGCAGCCTCGGCCTTGATGCCCCAGGCCAGGACGTAGGCGCTGGTCGTCTCCCAGGACTTGACCGGCTTGTCCTCGTCGGTCGGCTGCACGATGGTCAGCGTGACCCCCTTGACCGTGGGCGCAGCCTTCATGCCGGGGCGCTGCGTGTACGCCTTCTTCAGGATCATGTAGGCGTAGGCCAGCAACTGGTCGTTCTCCTCGGGCTCGACCATGATGCCAGCCCCGGTCTTCAGGTCGACCACCTCCAGCCACTCGTCGTCGATGCCGACCAGATCGGGCGTGCCGAAGAGGAGGTCCGAATGCTCGACCCGCTCCTCGATGCGGACGACGCCGCCGCTCTTCTTGTACGCCTTCATCACCTTGGCCGCGTGGCCCAGGTAGGGCAGCAGGAAGGCGTGGTCGGCGGGGTCGACCACGCCGCCGGGGAAGTAGCCCTTGGTGTCGCGCAGGATCGCGGCGGCGACGTCGTGCAGCCGGGTGCCCTCGGCGGCATAGGGACCCTCGGGACCCTCGGGCAGTTGGAGCCCCAGGCCGAAGGACCCGGTGCAAGTGAGCCAGCGGGTGGCGCTGGAGGGGGCGAATGGTGCGTGCGTGGACATGGTGGTTTAAACGCTCAGTTAGGTGGACCAGGGAAGACGATGGCGATGACGTAGGGCCAGAGCCCCAGGTCGCCGATCAGTTGGCAGCCGCCAACGAAGAGGGCGACGCCGAGGAAGGCACCGGCCAGGATGCGCTGCAGGAGGGGGAGCTTCATGGTCAGTTGCAGCTATTGCTCAGGCAGAGGAAGAGGGAGATCGTCAGCCAGATGGCGCCGACGAGGGCGATGGCGATGGCGCGCTTCACAGGTCACGCTTGCGCCACACCGGCACTTCGTTGGCGTGCCGCAGCGGCTCGGTGGACTTGACGTACTCGCCGGTCTTGACGATGTCCTTGCTGCGGGCGATGCCGCTGAAGACCGCGCCCCAGACGTTGGGGTGGTGGGGCTCGCCCAGGCCGCGCTCGCGGGCGTCGAGCTTGCAGTCCTCGCCGGTGAACCCGTGCGGGTGCCGGTCCATGTAGGCACGGTAGTAGCCCTGGCAGCGGGCATGCCACTCGTCCGAGGTGCTGGCGAGGACACGCTCCATGCCGTCCGCTTTCAACTGCTTGCCACTCATGTTCATGCTCAGGCTCCAGGGTTGTAGGAGCCGGCAGTGTAGCCGCCGGCTCCCTGGCTC